ACGCGGCGTCAGGCGGCGCACTTGCATATCGGTTGAAACAGCGTGCCTGTCTGCGCTCGTTAAATTCGGCGCTATGTCATTCATTGGCTTCGTTGCGTTACCGCCGTTCTCTGGCTTACGTCCAATCCAATTACCGGGGATGCCGTATGTGACCGCTGTCTTGTGCCCCACGCTGAGCGCTGGCGACAGTTCGGCTGTCGTCGCACTTTGTGTGCCGCTCAGCTCGGCGGGGAATGCGATAACTGCTGCGCTCGTCATTCCGTCACGACCACACGAAAGCCCTTTATATTCGCGGCTCGAAAGGCTGGTGATAGACCCATCCTGCACGTTACCAATCGGCACAAAATGATTTACGGCTGCGCCTTCTACTGGTTCTCCGATGAAGCCGCTATATTGGTTAACGCCAACCGTAAGGGTGTCGGCAAGTCTTTCCCTCGCTTCTCGGCTCGGCGCAGGATGCCTTGACAGGCTTTCGCGCTCAAATAGAACCGCTGCGGCACGTCGCCAGTCTCCAAAGTGTCCGACAACGAACACACGTCTGCGTCGCTGGGCCACTCCGAAGTATTGAGCGTCACAAATTCTGTAGGCGAACCCATACCCGATTTCCGCCAGCGCTGTGAGGAAGGTTCCAAAATCCCGTCCTCTGTTTGATGACAAGACGCCGGGCACGTTTTCCCAAACCAGCCATCTGGGCTTATATCGTGCAGCAATTGCAACGTAGGTGAGCATGAGGTTGCCACGCGGGTCATCCAATCCTTTTCTAAGTCCTGCGACCGAGAAGCTTTGGCAGGGGGTTCCTCCAACAAGAACGTCGATTGGGTCACTAGGCCACTCCTTAAATTTTGTCATGTCTCCCAGGTTGGGGACGTTTGGATAATGATGCGCCAACACAGCGCTTGGAAACTTCTCTATTTCGCTGAACCAGCGCGGCTCCCAGCCGAGCGGATGCCAAGCTGCTGTTGCGGCCTCAACGCCGCTGCATACTGATCCATATTTCATTAACTCACCTTCTGGTCAATCGTCCAATCAGCCAAGTTGCCTAGCATTAATTGTATGGCATATGCAGCCACTGGATTCAGCGGCCTCCCGCCCTCCCAGCGGCGTATGGTGCGCCCACCGTTTTTGCCCATGCCCCATTCAGCGGCAAGCGAATTCTGGCTGTATCCAAGCGCACGTCGCGCTGCTTTGAATTGTTCTGGTGTCATGCGCTGCGAGCCTCCTTGTAATTGTCCATGTTTCCGAGATTAAACCCGCCATAGTAAGCCGCGTTCAGCTTCAAAACGGTAAGGTACTCCCCCCAATATGGGTGGATGTCCTCGTTGCTTTCGCGGGCTGCGGCTCGGGCGTTTGCAATCATGTCTTCGATATTCATCGTCGTTCTCCTTGAAAAAGTGAAAAGGCCGAAGCCCCTGTTGATTAAATCAAATTACTTGCCATCACCGCTGCAAGGATAGCGGGGTCTGAGTGTTCACGCTCAAGGCCGCTGGAATTGCTAGTCCAGCGAGCGTCACCGCCAAAACGAATTAGCGTTACAAACTCTTGGCCTTCCCAATTTACAGTGATGCTGTGCATGTCCCACTTTGAGTTGCCATCTTCGTCACGAACCACAGTCTCGGCTTCCATTGTCAAAACTTCGCCATTAACCTTAACAGTGTTATTATTTATTACAGCGGTTGCAGTGTCGTTGACCCAATTCGCTGGGTTAAAAGTAACTGTAGTCATTTTGTATCTCCTGATTTAGTGGGCTTCATTGCCCTATGCACATATAGTTAGGACATCTGACCCTCATAATCAAGAGCCAGATGCAAATTATTTTAGATTGTTTCTATATCTGCTGACAGTAGCTTTGCTGACGCCTACAAAAACAGCTATTGACTTAGTACTCCAGCCCTTTTTTATGTAATGGATTATATCCTTTTTCTCTTGTTCAGATAAAGGCGTTGAGCGAAAGCCTGTTGCCGGCTCGCCTTCTGTTAATTGTAATGGCCCGGCTGTCTGCATGCCTTCTAAACCTCTAATGCCTTGGGCTTGACGCGCAGCCTCATTACATAGCCGCGCGTCTGCCTTCATTAGTTCTAAAATATCAGAATGGTATTTCATCATCTAACTCTTGATTTCCTGCCGGTGCTGATTGATAAGAGGTCGCTGGGGTTTGATACCCACCCTGTTGCTGTTGCGGCTTATTTGGAAAAAGAGGAAAGCTTGCAATCTTAGGCCACATTTTGGGATCTTCCCCAGCACGATGTTGCATCTGGACGCGTACAGATATGCCGTGGTCAAGCATTAGCTGACGCACTTGGTTTAGCGCCTGCGTTGCGGCGGGGTCTTGATCCATCCCCTTTGGTACATTCAGCCAGGCAGACGCGCGCATATCTACTGGTACGCCGTTCTGCATAAAGCCATCTATGTTAAGGCTCTTAACGCCGAGCTCTGGTTTATTTGACAAAGGTGTTCTCCTTTTGGTTGTAACGCTCTACGAGCAATTTGTGCAGATCTGGGTAAGCTTCTTTCAAAGCGCCCAAGTCTGCGTCGGTTGTGTTGCGGTCGATCTCATTGAGCTCCCGCATTGTCTGTGCCGCATTGTATTTCGACACTAGATCTTTGCACCAGGCCACGGCTTGGTCACGGTCATTGCCTGATGTACTTGCCTTAACTTGTTGTGACTGCGGTGCCGCTGCCGGCTGCGATGCCATTGCCTGCGTCTTTCTTTGCACTGCATCTATCTCGTTGAGCGAAGCGTAACTGCCGCCATGCAAGCCAAGGCTGGCGAGAGCTCGGCCTATCGCAGAGGTCTCACCGTTTTCGAGTGCAGATGTTTTATTCACATTGCCCTGTCCGCGTATTTCTTCTGCCATTCCACTCCCAATAACGCTGCCTTGCAGGTTAACCACAGTAGCTTTTACCACTACCCGCGTGCCGTCATCCACAAGTATCTCTGTGTTGATGCCAAAGTCTAAGCCAAACGTCTTGCGGAATGTTTCAACTCGCAGGCTGACCTCTGTATACTGCTTGCCACCCCGTTGCTGTACGCCATGACTTTTGTTTAGGTCGTTCACCTGTTTCATTGCGTCTATTAAATTTGTCATTACAATACTCCAAACATTTTTTTAGCTTCAATTAACACCTGCGGGTGTACATCACGCCACACAAAGCTGTCTGCAAAATGCGGGTCGGTCAGGCGCAGCAGATCCTGTATGTCATCCGCAACCTTCATAAGCTTTTCACGCCGCCGGCAGGCAGAGGCTATGTCGCCCAGCGCGCGGTCTAGCTCTTCCTCGGTAGGCTCATGAACGATGTAGCCCAACCTGTTTGCGTAAACTATTCGAGGCACGATGCCTGACAGATACCAATAGCCGGCAATCTGCATCATGTGCGGGGCTTTGATCTTCTTTGGCAAAGAGTTTGCGCGAGGGCTGTCTGTATCAGCCGCCTGATCCCACTGTGTTTTTAATTCACAGCGTCCATCACCATAATCAGGCTTGCCAAAGTACGGCAGATCACAACCCGGCAGAGGGCCAAACAATTCTATTTCACCTGTAATTCTGTTTGCGCCTTGAAGCGCCTCGCGTACACCAGCCGCAGCATTCTCACAGACCAAGCCAAATTCATTGTGTGTAGGCTCTTTGCTGCGCTTGCCTTCGTCAGTGTAATAGATGCGCTCTCTGTTCTCTATGATCCGAGCGTCTTTTTCTGTGTCTCTCCACTGCCCACCCTGGAAGCCGTGCAGCATATTGACTGCATCTGCGTATGCGTCGGATGGCGTCACTTCATCAACAAGCAGGCGGTCGGCATACTGTTGCACCGCACGTCCGCTAACCATATTAGGGTTATCGGTAAACTGCGTCGATCCTGTTACGTCTTTGTAGTGCGCACCCTTTTCTAAAATGCCTTCAGCCCATGATTTGTCACCTTCGGTCTCGCCTCGCAGGATCTTGAAGGCTTTGTCTCTTTGCACTCGCTGCACGCCCTTGTCAAAAAAAGTCCAAGCATCTGGGGTACTTGGGTTGGAATGCCAGCGATAATTAAATCGATCTGCAAATTCTGTAGATACTTTTAGTCCCACTTAAATCTCCCTGTGTTGACTGATACTGTCACAGCGTATAACCTGGGAACAAATTATTCAAGGACATAATATGACGATTGAACAGTGGAGACTAAAGCAAGGTTATTCATATGCCAAGCTTGCAAAGAAGGTCGGCGCGTCACATGCTACTGTTGCAAGACGTTGGTGCCTACCATCCAGTCACAAGGATCGTATGATCCCGGCGCCGAAGTTTATGCGGCTGATAGAGCTCGCTAGTTTGGGCGAGGTAAAACCTAATGATTTTTACAGGGATTAGGTACATGGGCGGTAAGGCTAGCAGAGATAAAGGCGCTGCTTATGAGCGCGAGATTGTAAACTGGCACAGGGAGCGCGGCGTTGATGCCGAGCGCGTCCCGCTGTCAGGCGCGATGAAGGGAAACTATGCGAGCGACATAAAGCTTGGCCCATCACTTGGGCTGACTGCTGAATGCAAACGCAGAGCTAGAGCGTATAAAGATCTATATGACGCGCTTGATCAGGACGACAGCGACATGCTGTTTGTTCGCAGGGATCGGGAGCGCACGTTGGTTGTTCTTCCGTTAGAAACCTATGAGGCATTCTTGGATTGGCTCGGATGGATACAAACAAAAAAGGAGAAGTAAAATGGGATATACTGACCAGGGTATTGGTTATCAAAAGACAGACACCAGCAAGGCTGCTGCAATGTCTGGCGCAGCACAAAAGTTAACGCTGCGCGATCAAGTATACAACTTGCTGCAATCATCTTCATTGCCACTAAGCAGTGAGCAAATAGCGTCCACACTGAGGCGTCCATACGGCAGCATACAGCCCCGCATCTCAGAGCTTCGCAAAGCCGGCAAGATTGATGACAGCGGCTCGCGCGGAAAGAGCGAGTGGGGTAAGGCCTGCATTCTTTGGGAGGTCTGCTCGCATGCGGCTTGAGAATATTGGAGGCCGACGTGTTTTTGTTTTCACTGCAACTGACGGGCGCAAGTGGGAGGAGCCTGCAATTGAATGCACCATCTGCATGGGGCAGGGCGAGCACCCTGCAGACAACCCAGTGGTTGACTATGTGAACGGTGGTTACATCGAAGAGATCATTATTACCTGCGAAGATTGCGGCGGTTACGGGTACATACCTGACGATGGCGAAGAAGAAGAGTAGGCCAGTGGCATGCAAGGCCTGCGGGTTCTTGCATGACCTTAATCTGGGAGGTTGGATCATTTTGCTAAGTGGTGAGCTGATCTGTTCAAGTAAACAAGAATGTAGGGATTTTATTGATGAACACTATAGAAAGCTTGCAGCAAAAGAGCGCAGCAGTCTTGAAGGGCAGGGCACAGTCGCGCGGGCCTGCAGAGAAGCTTTATGAGGGGCTGGCCGAGCGCTGGAGCCAGATAGTTGGAGTAAAGTTAACAGCCGAGCAGACGTGCCTGATGCTGGCAGACATGAAGATCTGCAGAGAGATTTACGGGAGACCTGATGAAGATAACGTGATTGACCTAGTAAATTACGCCTATCTTTATGCAGATTTAGCGGGCAGAAAATAATGGTTAATATGGGGGTTTACAAATGCCAATAAGAAAGTACGCTAACGCGAGGTCGCCAGACCGAGATAGTGATTACACTGTAAGTGATTACAGTGCTAGTACATACAGTGCTAATAACAGTGTATACACTGAAGATTACTTAACTATAAATAACAGTGTAAGTGATTACAGTGTAAGCGCAGGCAGTGTAGTACTGTCGGCGCTTACTAAAATGTCGCCGGCATACAAGGCAGGTAAGGCGGCGAGTATCTCAGATCCGCTTGGTCATCGTGTCAGCAAAGTGCTGCGTAAGATCAAGCCAACTATGAGCGCTGACAGATACATATCGATAGTAACTTCGGTGTATTCGATGGAGCCAATGGATCAGGCGCAGTTTTGTCATATTGTTGAGGAGCGTATGGATGCAGATAAGGAATATTGAAGAGCTCGCGAAGTGGACTGTGTTAGATTTTGACGAACTGTTTATGGAAGCGGCAGGGACTGAGCGTAAACTGCCACGTCCTATTCGCAAGCAGAAGATGGCTAGCTGGCCCGACTATGCGCAATCTTGGCAGGCCTATGGCTGGGAAAGCGCCGGGCCTATTCGGATACCGCCAACAGCCGTTGAGATTGATAGGCTCGATCTAGCAATTGATCTAGGATTGGCGATGCCAGAGTACGACAGGCGCATTGTTTGGGCTGCGGCACACAGCGCGGTGAATGCAGCGCGAGGGCCAAAGTGGACAAAGATTGGCAAGATGCTGAGTATATCTCGGCATTCTGCGAAAGCAGATTACAATGCAGCACTGGTCAGGCTGACTTGGATTATAGACCCGATGCGCGCAGAGGCTCGCAGGGAGCATCTAAACGTGCGTAAGTATTCTTAGGTATGTTGGGCTATAAAAAGCGAAAGGCTCCGCGTATGGAGCCTCTCAGGAAGTGTCAGGGGTGATTAGGGCTAGCGGCTGCGGTCGTGTGCTAGTCTGCCAAGAGCATTAGACAGCGCTTCTATATGCTCTGCCTTCACGCTGGGGTTGTCTGCAATAGCTACGAGCACTGTGTTGCAAAGCTTCTGCGATGGCAGCACAGAGGCTGCATCTTGGATCATAACTGCAGGCACTATGTGTGGCTTTATTCTTTGCGGTTGCCGGCTGGGCTCTCGTTTGAATAACATTTTTACACCAGCACCAATAAACCAAAGATCAGTCCAAACAGGCAAACACAGCCGATGATGTCTGCCAATATGCCTAAGTCGTTCTCCATATCGCGCACCATTGCACGCAGTTTGCGTAGGTTGTTCATAGCTTTATCTCCTCTATAGCTGAAACATAAGTATGACAGCTACTGTCACAAAGCAAGTAAAAACAAATTGTTCTTGCTCAGTGTACTGAAAAGCGGTAACCTTTAGGTATAATCGGCAGCCTTTCGCCCGATTGTACGTTGTACTCCTTAACCTACTTGATCCTCCTGCAGTAGGTAACTGCCTCTGTCTTGGGTCTGAGCCTGGGCAGGGGCTTTTTTTGGAAAGAGCTATGAGTAAAGATAAAAGCAAGGTCAGCAAGGCTGTGATGCAAAAGGTCGTGGACAGGTTAGCCCAGGGTGAAACGCTGGTGCAGATCGTGAAGGACAAGGACATGCCAAGCTATCGGACTATCACACGGGCTGCCGTGCGTGATGATGACATGTGGGAGATGTACAGGCAGGGCAGAGTAATGCAGGCCGAGTACTACACAGATCATATTAACCAGCTAGCATTGTCACCGCTTCCAGAGTTCGAGGACAACAGGTTAGCCAATGCAGAAGTGCAAAGACGTAGGCTAGAGATAGACACGCTGAAGTGGACGCTAGGTAGGAACCAGCCTTGGGGTGTACGTGACAAGAAGGAAGAGGCGCCACAGCAGCAGGCCATTACAATCTCTTGGGCAGGTGGTGACATAGCAGTGAACGCTCACGATGATGACAGTGTGGTTGTTGAGGCACAAGCAGTGCAGCAGGTGGTTAAGCACTGATGAGTAAATGAGTGGGGGATTTGTGTGTATATAAGGCACAGCCAGTGACCGAGGTACGCGCGAGAACCAGGCACCCCGCCGGCAGAGTTTGGAATACTACATGTTGTGGTTTGCAGTCTGGATCTGAGAGGCCATTTGCTAAATCATTGATTTTGCTAGAACCGTAAGGCGCATAATAGCTATTATGTTAAATGTACAGACCGCAGACCCCTACCCCCCGCCGATCCGCCCGCCGGTGCTATACACGTAATATACATACACTGGAGTGTCTCACACACACACTGACATGGATCCTACTACACAAGCATTCTTTGCCCACCTAAAGCTACTGAGGGCTGCTGCGCACGATGCGGACGACGACAGCCGCGAAGAGGCGCAGTTGCTGCTGATTGACTTGTACGAGCAGATGTTAGAGCGTACTGGGGTGGTGACGTTCCGGCGTGGAAAGACTGAGCATTGAGAATAGAGATACCGTACCAACCGAGGGAGCTACAAAGGAAGCTTCACGACGAGATGCAGATGAAGCGCTGGGGCGTAGTTGTCTGTCACCGTAGGTTTGGCAAGACTGTTTGGGCGATCAATCACATTCTTAGGGATGCGATTATGAACCCGAAGTCATCGCCGCGTTATGCGTATATGGCGCCGACGTACAGGCAAGCTAAGAACGTTGCTTGGGATTATCTAAAGCAGTTTGCTGGTAAGATCCCTGGCGTGAAGTTCCATGAAACGGAACTGCGTTGTGATTTGCCTACTGGCGGTAGGATTTCGCTGCTGGGTGCTGAGAACCCTGACAGCCTTCGCGGGATCTACTTGGACGGCTGTGTGATGGATGAGGTTGCACAGATGCCAGAGAATGTGTTCCCAGAGGTCATCAGGCCGGCTCTGAGTGACCGTAAGGGATGGGGCGTGTTTGTGGGTACTCCAAAAGGCCACAATGCGTTCTACGAGCTTTATGAGCAGTCTGCGGCTAATGAGGATTGGTTAACTGCGATTTATAAAGCTTCAGAGACTGGGTTGCTGGATGATGAGGAGCTGGCTGCTGCGCAGAACATGATGAGCGTTGACCAGTATGCTCAAGAGTTTGAGTGTAGCTGGAATGCAAACGTGCCTGGTGCGATCTATGGTAAGGATCTGGAAGAGATAACGGCGTCAGGTCGTATAACGAATGTGCCTTACGATCCTTCTATGCGTGTGGATACGTGGTGGGATCTAGGTATTGGTGATAGCACGGCGGTTTGGTTCACGCAGAACGTAGGGCGCGCGGTTCATGTGATCGACTTCTATGAAAACAGAAACGAGGGGTTGCCGCATTACTGCCAGGTTCTCTCTAGCAAAAAATATCTGTACGGGGATCACAATGCCCCGCACGATATTGAGGTGCGTGAGCTTGGGTCTGGCAAGAGCCGGAGAGAGGTTGCTTGGGATTTAGGGTTAAACTTCCGTGTCGTTCCTAAGTTGCCTGTGGAGGATGGTATACACGCCGCGCAGATGTTGATACCTCGGCTGTGGTTTGATCGCGAAAAGTGCAAAGATGGTCTTGAAGCATTGCGCCAGTACCATAGGGCGTATAATGAAAGAACGCGGAGCTTTAGGGCTTCGCCAGTGCATGATTGGAGTAGCCACGCGGCAGATGCCTTTAGGTATTTTGCGGTCGGGTTAAGGGAAACGCGGGATAGGTCTAGAGCCCCGCAGAGACAGGCGGTCATGGAGTATGACCCTTTTGCAGCATAGGAATATAACATGATAGGTTTAGCTGGTATAATAGGTGCAATGGCAGCGGCAGGTATGTTTGGCGGGAAAGGCCTCGGCCTTGGTGACAAGGGCGGCAAGGACTCCGCAGAGACAGGCGGTAATTTTCTTGGTAGCGGACAGAGCTTTAGCGACGAAATGGCAGACTTGCGCAGTGACATTTCGTCTGGCTTGTCTAGAGCCAAGGGTGATATTTCATACGGTTTAGGTTTAAGCAAGGATAAGCCAGCAGGCTATGACGCAAGAACATCCGCATCAATGGAAAGATCTGCAGCAAACCAAGCAGAATTTGAAGGCAATGCTCCGACGCCAGAAGAAATTAAAAAAGGCACAAGGCCAGAAGAAGCGGACGACGCTGATACTGCCGACGGTGCGTCTGATGTTGCCGTGCCTGGCGCTGGAGAGCCACTAAAGGGCAGTGGCGTATCAGGCCAAGCCGAGGCAGACGCGGCAAAGTCTGGGAAAAAAGGTCGCAAGAGCACTATAATGACAGGGCCGCAAGGCCTACTTGCTGACCCTGCGGCACGCCCTAAACGTTCCCTAATGGGCTTGATCCAATGATGATAAAAAAACAACCGCAGAATATTGCGGGGATGATGGGCAAAATTTCTTCGCAACCAGCACAAGGCATGGCGGCGGCGACAATTGACCCACTTGAACGCCTACAGCAGCGCATGGCGGGGCGCACCAAAGGTGGTGCGTTAGAGGGCGTTAAGAAAAAGAAAAGTATGCTTAACAGCATTGGGATTATGTAATGGCACAAGTGTCTCCGATAGTTACACAGCTAGAGCGTCGATATAAAACGCTACAGTCTCAACGGTCAAACTGGGAGAACCACTGGCAGCAGCTAGCGGATTATATGCTTCCACGTAAGGCTGACATTACAAAGAAGCGCACGCAGGGCGACAAGCGCACAGAGCTGATCTATGACGGCACCGCCATCCATGCGGTAGAGTTGCTAGCGTCGAGCTTACATGGAATGCTCACTGGGCCTAGCACGCCTTGGTTCTCCATGCGGTTTAGTGGCCAGGAGTTGCAGGGCAATGATGAGGCTAACGAGTGGCTAGAGGCTAGCTTGGATCAGATGTACCAAGCGTTTAACAGGTCTAACTTTCAACAAGAGATCCATGAACTGTATTATGACCTAGTAGTTTTTGGAACTGCTGCATTCTACGTGGAAGGCGACAGGGATGGTCTGCGGTTTAGTTCTCGGCACATAGCGGAGATAATGATCTCTGAGGATGCAGAGGGTCGCGTTGATACGGTCTACCGTAAATTTAAGCTAACGGCGCGTGCAATTGTTATGCGCTTTGGTGAGGAGAACTCGCCGCGCGCTGTTCTTGCAGATCAAAAGAATGACCCGTTTAAAGAACACGAAATCATACACGCTGTTTTCCCGCGCGCTGAAGCAAAAGGAAAGATGGCGAAAAGTAAGCCGGTAGCGTCTGTGTATTACCACCTAGCTAGTAAACAGATACTAAGCGAAGGCGGCTTTGATGATTTCCCGTTTATGGTGCCTCGCTTTAATAAAGATAGCGTAAGCAGCTATGGACGATCACCGGCGATGACTGCGTTGCCAGACGTTAAGATGGTTAACAAAATGTCTGAGGTGACGATCAGAGCCGCACAAAAACAGATAGACCCGCCCCTTATGGTTCCAGACGATGGGTTCATGCTGCCGGTAAGAACAACGCCAGGCTCATTAAACTTTTACAGATCTGGCACAAGAGACAGGCTGGAGCCTTTGCAGATCGGCGCAAACAATCCGCTGGGTCTGAATATGGAAGAACAGCGACGCAATGCAATTAGGCAGGCGTTTTATGTTGATCAGTTGTTGCTTGGCGGTGGCCCGTCAATGACAGCGACTGAAGTGTTACAACGCAATGAGGAAAAGATGCGGCTCCTTGGGCCGGTGTTGGGTCGTCTGCAAGCAGAGCTTCTTCGCCCACTTATCTCTAGATCTTTTGCGTTGTTACTCAGGGAAGGGCTTCTCCCCCCTGCCCCTGAGTTCTTACAAGGCCAGGATATTGAGATCGAATATGTATCTCCCCTGGCGAAAGCCCAGAAAATGACAGACCTGCAGGGAATGTTGCGTGGGTTTGAGGTGTTAACGCAAGTTGGTGAAATAGCGCCAGTTCAAGATTACTTAGATCCTGACAAGCTTGTTCAATATCTTGTTGAGGTTACTGGCATGCCGGCGCGCGTTGTCCGCAGTAAAGATGAAATTGCACAACTGCGTCGAGAGCAAGAAGAGCAAGCGCAGGTGATGGCAAGCCAAGAGCAAGACATGATGGAAGCGCAGCAAGCGCAACAGGTCGCGCCGTTAGTAAAGGCGCTTAGTCAATGAATAAGGTAGAAGAATTAAAGCTAGCGTATCGTCGCACGTTTAATACAGATGACGGTGAACAGGTATTAAGTGATCTTAAAAAGCGGTTTAGCTTTGAGACAACCACATTTTCGGGTGATCCATATCAATCTGCATTTAACGAAGGACAGCGCGCAACTGTGTTGCTCATCACCCGAATGCTGTCCGATGAGAAGGAACCACAATGAGCGAAGAGGCAATCCAAGACACTGGATCTCAAGAAGTCGCAGAGGCGGCACCGGCTAACTTTCTGGAAAGCTTACCAGAGGATTTACGCGCGGAGCCGTCATTAAGAAATTTTACTGACCCTGCGTCTTTAGCCAAAAGCTATGTACACGCACAACGCAAGATCGGAGCGGATAAGGTGCCGTTACCTGGCAAGAGCGCTACGCCTGATGAGTGGCGAGCGGTGTATCAAAAGCTCGGTGCGCCAGATGAGGCCGATGCGTATGACATTAAGTTTGACGGGTCAGATTTTAGTGACAGTGACATAGATAGTCTAAAGGCTGCGGCATTAGACGCTGGGCTAAACAATACGCAAGCACAGCGCATTGCTCAGTACTTTGAAGAAACTATTACAGGCGCAAGGTCTGCGTTTGAGGGAACCGCAGAGGATCTGAGATACCAAGGCGAACAAGAACTACGCCAGGAGTTTGGGAAAGCTTTTGAGCAGAAGGTTGATTTGGCACAGAAGGCAGCGCATACGCTGTTGGGTGGCACTGAGATCTTTGATGAAATCACGCTAGCAGACGGTCGCATGCTGGGAGATCACCCGCAGATTGTTAAGATGTTTGCTGGCCTGGCTGAGCAGATCGGTGAGGATAGCCTAGAGGGCGCGCCGACAGAAATGATTATGACCCCTGACGAAGCATCACGGCAAATTGCTGAGATGACTGGACGTGGTAGGCCATATTGGGATAAAATGCACCCAGAGCATGAGAACTATGTTCAACAGGTTCTAACTCTTAGGGAGTATTTATAGTGGACAACCGCAAGGCCCACGCATCATGCCTGTGTGTCAGGTGGAGTGACTGCCCAAGCAGTAAGCATTAGCCCCTTTATGGGATAACTATGCGCAGCAATCTGAAACCTAAACTGTAGAAAGTGGAAACAATGTCTTCACAAATCACTACGGCTTTTGTCAATCAGTTCTCCGCGAACATCCAAATGCTATCACAGCAAATGGGTTCACTGCTGCGTCCCGCAGTTGACGTGGAAACTGTAAACGGCGAAAAAGCCTTTTTTGATCAGGTCGGTAGCGCTGCTGCTGTTCTGAGAACTACTCGGCATGCGGATACACCGCTGATCGATACCCCTCACAGTCGCCGTATGGTGACGATGTCTGACTATGAATACGCGGATCTGATCGACGATCAGGACAAAGTTCGCTTGTTGGTAGACCCGACTTCGACATATAGCCGTGCTGCTGCTGCAGCTATGGGCCGCGCAATGGATGACGTGATCATCACTGCAGCCCTTGGTAATGCAAAGACTGGTAAAGACGGTTCAACAACTACTGGTTTTGACAGCAACAACCAAATCGCTGTGGGTTCTCCTGCCGCTGGTTTGACGCTGGCAAAGCTGCTGGAAGCCAAGGAAATCTTGGATGCCGGTAATGTTGACCCATCAATCCCGCGTTACATCGTTGTGGCTCCTAAACAGATCTCTGATTTGTTGGGTGACACTACTGTAACTTCGAGTGACTTTAACACTGTAAAAGCTTTAGCCCAAGGCGAGCTCAACCAGTTTGTTGGTTTCACATTCATCACTTCAAACCGCTTGGGTGTTGACTCATCCAGCTATCGACGCGTAATTGCTTTCGCTAGCGATGGTATCAAGGTTGCAATCGGCAAAGAGCCAACTGCACGCATTGATGAGCGCGCTGATAAATCATACGCGACACAAGTCTACTATTGCCAATCCGTGGGTGCTACACGCATGGAAGAAGCAAAAGTGGTCGAAGTGTTGTGTTCTGAAGCGTAAGGAGAATAGGATATGGCTACTGTTTATTCTGTACAACAGACTAACGCGACTGCAGATCCTGTTGTCAAAAACCCATCAAATGTTCTGGGCGGTCGCATCCGCGTAGCACATGGCGTGTACGAGGCATCATCTTTGTCATCTGGCGATGTCATTGAGATGTTTGTACTGCCTGATGGGGCACGTTTGCTTGAAGGCTCACTAGCGCATGATGCGATGGGTAGCGGCACCACTTTGTCGGTTGGTTATGCTGCGCATACCAATTCTGCTGGCACTGCTGTTTCTGCTGCGCCTGCTGCTTACAAAGCTGCTGCTGCGTCAACTGGTGCCCAGAAAGTGGACATCTTGGCAACGCTGGCTTTGGGCTCCGGCACAGTGACAGACACCAATGAAGACGGTATGATTGTTACTGCCACAATGGGCGGTGGCGCTGGTACTGGAACCATTGAAGTGACCATCAAGTACGTGGTTGACTAAGGCCTACAGCGTGGGGCGGGTGACCGCCCCACTCTTTTTATATGGAGATGCTTAATGTCTAGCGTAATTGATATTGCCAACAATGCACTTAACATGATCGGCGCTTCTAACATCATCAGTTTGACTGAAGATAGCAAAGCAGCGCGCATTGTTAACCAACGATATAACAGCGCACGGGATGCAGTGTTTAGGTCGCACCCTTGGAACTGTTTAATACGCCGGGCAGAGCTAGCAAAAGACACTTTGGCTCCAGCCTACGGCTATGCAAATTCTTTTCAGTTGCCCACAGATCCCCTTTGCCTGCGTGTCTTAGAGTTCAATAACGGCTCAATGGGTTATCCACAGGACAACATGACCAATTCACGCGGTGGGCCAGTCTTTGTTATTGAGGGCAGAAAGCTTTTAACAGATGAAGGCACCGCAAAAATTAAGTATATAGGTCAGATCACAGATGCCGCAGAGTATGACGCGACACTAACTGACACGCTATCAGCTAGGATAGCACAAGAAATAGCATATGCTGTCACGGGCTCTACGAACATGATCCAATTAATGGCGTCTTTGTACGAAAGCAAATTGAAAGAGGCGCGCTTTGTAGACAGCACAGAAGGCGCACCGCAAAAAATTGAGGCTAGTGACTTCATTGAGGCACGCTTCTAATGGTTCGTTCTGCCCCAGCGTTTAGCTCTTTTACGGCGGGTGAGATCAGCCCAAAGTTTGAAGGCCGCATAAACATTGAAAAGTACAAGGAGGGTTTAGCAGATCTAACTAACATGATCGTCATCCCCTCTGGTGGGGTTACACGTAGGCCAGGCACAGAATTTTTGGGTGAGGTTAAAAGCAGCAGCGTAAAAACACGTTTGCTTCCGTTTCAATTCAAAGCATCTGATACTTACATCTTAGAGTTTGGCAACCAAATCATGCGTGTGTATCGCAACGGTGCGCAGGTTCTGGATGCGTCTGCTAAGACAATAACTGCGATTACGCAAGCGAGCCCTGGTGTTATCACTAGCGGAACGCATTCTTTAAGTAATGGCGATGAAGTATTTGTTACAGGCATCTCTGGGATGACCGAGTTGAACGGGCGTAATTACCTTGTTGCAAACTCAACCACCAATACATTTACACTGACAGATTTATTCGGTAACGCCATAAATACGACGTCATTTACTGCCTACACGTCTGGCGGTTCAGCCACGGAAATATTTGAGCTTGCTACGCCATATGCAGAGGCAGATCTTTTTGGGATACGGTTTGTGCAGTCGGCAGACACGATGTATCTTGTGCATCCAAATTATGACGTTCGCAAGCTATCGCGTACAGACCACAATGCTTGGAAGTTCTCTACGGCTATATTCCAAGGCCCACTTGAAGCGGTTAAAAAGATAACAGCGATCACCAAAGCCAACCCTGGCGTGTTAACAGTTACGGCGCACGGCTACAGCAATGGCGATGAAATTGCGTTGTCTAACATCCAAGGCATGACCGAGATCAATGCGGCAAACTTTAGAGTTGCTAACGTTACCACAGATACATTTACGCTGACGGATGAGGCTGGTGACAATGTAAACACAACATCGTTTACTACGTTTGATCCTGGCGGCGGTGTAGAGCAAGTAATTACCGGCGCGTCAAAACAAAGTGAGTGCGTTATAACTAGCAATGATCATGCTTTTTTTGATGATGACGTAATCTACATTCAAAGCGTAGGTGGGATGACTCAGTTGAACGGTAACCATTACATCGTTACTGGCGCCACAACGAACACCTTTAAAATAAAAACATTGGCAGGGGTGGTTGTCGATAGCACAGCATTTACAACCTACACGTCTGGCGGCACTGCAGATCTTACGCTTTCAAGCGTGCAGAAGATTAATCCAGTAACGCAAGCGCTTTCTGGCGCAAACAACAGGCCGAGTGTTGTAACCTTCTTTGAACAACGTTTGGTGTTTGGTAATACAAATGAAAACCCGCAAACCCTTTGGTTTAGTAAGAATGCAGACTACCAAAACTTTGATACAGGCACTGCGGCAGATGATGCTTTAATCTACACAATCGCTAGCAACCAATCAGATGACATACGTTATTTGTCGGCAACGCGCGTTTTAACAATAGGCACCGGCGGCGGCGAGTTTGTACTGTCTTCAACAAGTGATGGCCCTATTACACCAACAACCACAGTGATCCGTAAGTATAGCAACTATGGGTCTGGCAATGCAGAGCCAGTGCAGGTTGCTGACGTAACGCTATTCCTGCAGCGCGGAGATCGTAAGGTCAGGGAATTTAAGTATGCCGGGGATGTCGATGTAAACGCTTACGCCGCGCCTGATATGACAATTTTAGCAGAACATATCACCAAGGGTGGTCTGACGCAGTTTGCCTACCAGCAAGAGCCCGACAGCATCGTATGGGCTTTGCGATCTGATGGAACGTTGCTTGGCCTCAGTTATCGCAGGGAAGAGCAAATTGTTGCCTGGCACAAACATGTGGTCGGCGGCGTGTTTGGAACTGGGCAGGCTGTTGTGGAAAGCATTACGACATTGCCGACTGAAACAGGCGAAGACGAACTGTACATGATTGTAAAAAGGACAATCAACAGTGTGACTAAGCGCTATATTGAAAAGATGAATTTGTTTGACTTTGGCAGCGTAACAGCCGGCGCTTTCTTTGTGGACTGCGGCCTGGCTTACAATGGAACGGCGACAGCAACGCTTAGTGGCTTGTATCACTTGGAAGGCGAAACCCTAACGGTTATTGCAAATGGTGCAGCCCACCCTGACGTTACTGTTTCTAATGGCAGCGTGACCCTAAACTATAGCGCCACAACTGCGGCTTTAGGATTTAAGTACACCAGCAATATGCAGACAATGCGTATTGAAAGCGGCTCACGCGATGGCACAAGCCAAGGTAAGCCAAAGCGTGTCCATGCCTTAACTGCTAGGTTCTTTGAAACGGTCGGGGCCGAGATCGGCAATAGCTCTAATGAAACAGATCGTATTCCATTCAGAAGCAGCGCCGATGACATGGATGAAGGTATCCCACTGTTCAGTGGTGATAAGAATATAGAGTTCCCAGGCGGGTTTGACGATGACCGGCTGTATGTAAGGCAAGAGCAAGCGCTTCCACTTACCGTGCTGGCACTGTTCCCGCGCATGAACACGTTTGATTTGTGAGGCAGGCTAAATGAGTATATTTGGGTTTTTATCGCTAGGTGCAACAATCCTTGGGGGGGTGCAGCAAAAGAGCGCTGCAAATAGAGCGGCAGGCGCGGCACAGCGTGCTGCTGATTTTAATGCTGACCTAATTGAGCGCGATATAGATCTGCTTGGCAGACAGAGAGATATAATCAACGCAAACTACCTTGTGGCGCAGGACAGGGCTAGAGACGCCTTTGAAACAGAAGTCCAAGGCGGGGCGCGGTCTGGGTATGCTTATGGTGGGTTTGATCTTAGCAGCGGGACGCCAATGGACGTACTGCGCGAGAACGCCAGAGAGTTTGAATATTCACAAAAAGTGGAGCGCTTTAACAACGCCGTGACCAATATGCAGATCAACGATGCCCAAGAAGAAGCCGAGCT